TGCTGCTGGGCTTGTTGCGCCTGTGCCTCGGCCTGAGACTGTTGTAACGCCTGTTGCGCGGCCTGCGCCAATAGCGGAGCCACCCTTGCTTCCAGTTCTGGAGGCATATCTTCGTCGGGCGGGGGTAGAGGTACGCCTAGCTGTAGCTCAATCTGCTTTCTATACGAGAACCCGATATGCTCCGCGATATGCGCCTGAAACGCCTGCATAATAGCCTGCGCTTGAGGATTCTGGCCCATCTGAGCGGCCACTTTGGGGTCTTGTATGAAGGCATTATGCACAGCCAAGTGCGCGTCATGGTTCTGCTCGATGAACGCTTTCGCTGGTTTCATCTTGATTAACTGCATGTTCTCCGTAACAGGATCGGTCGGCTTGAGGTCATCATCCACCTCAATGATTTTATCTGCGTCACGTATACCCATAACGTCCAGCATCTGCCTGTGTAGCAGTGGGAGGTTATAAATCTGCGGAGCCATCTGCGCTAGCTGTATCGCGGCTTGGTACTGAATGATCCTCTGCGCCATTGTCGTAGCGTTAGGATCAGATACTGGGATTATGTCAGTCTTCTCATAGTCCTGCTTTTTAGCACTAGCAGGGGCTACGTCATCCGGGAGGTATGAATAGTCAGGCGCGGTGTAGTCCCTTATCAGTGCAGCGATCAGCTTGAACTCCTGAGCCATCGACGCATGAACCCGCGCCTGCACTGCCGACATAACCTTCAGAGTGCGCTCTAGGATCGCCAGCGTCGTACCGACGGGAGCCTCACCATTCATCTCGTTGAGCTTAACATCAGCCACGGCTGCTAGCCTGCGGCCCTCCTCCACTACGTTCTGCAATAGCTGGAACAGCGTAGCACTCGGCTCCTTGTACGGCAGAGGCATGATGTTGTCACGCATCGCTCCGCTGGGAATATCCACATCCCTGAACTCACCCGGTGCTATGGGTGTGTCGTCGCCTTTTACTCGTAGTCCAGTGGTCTTGAACCCACCCGGCAGGTTACTCAGCGTGCCTGCATCTATTAGCTGACGAATTATCGAGGTAGCTGACTGGGTAGCACCACCAATAAGATGAATGAGACCGTATCCATACGCTCCAAAACCCGGAATGTACGTATACTGAACAATATGCTGACGAGGCTGCTTAAAATCATCATGCTCTTCATAGTTTCTCCTGACAGCCAGCACCTCGCCCGTACCCCTTTCGAGGGTTACAACATAAGGCAGAGCGATACCTGTCTCTTCACCTGTTTCTGGATCAACGTCTTCAAACCCCGGCAGATTCAACTCGACCTGCATCTCAAGCAAGTTATACCTATCGTCGTTGATAGCACTGAACCCAGAGTCGTCGTCCTTGCGCTTCTGAATACGGTCTATGTCCTTCGTCGGCTCGTTCAAGTCTATGTCGCGGTAGAACCCACTGTGCTGTAGCTTCTTAACCTCGTTCTTGGTCTTCCGCATGCTGTGAGTGATGCGCTCAGCAGTGTTAGCACTGCTAGACCCGTAGGGCAGGTAGATGTCCTCCGCTGGCACAAACATCGACGTAGGGCGGTTCAGTGTCGGGTCAAAATACACCTTCTTGAACGCAGCGCCCGAGAGAGACAGTGACCACAACATCTTTTCATGCTCTGGCCGAAACTCCTGCATCTGCTCAGTGAGCTGATAGTTCATATCTGCAACGACTCGCGCCGCCGCCTGCTCTGTCTCTTTATCCGTTTTACCAATGATCCGCGCCTTGACTGGCCCTTGTGCTGGGAATGTCTCTGAGATCATCTCGCTCTGGAACCGAATAGCCGCTTCTGTCAGCATGGGGTGGAATACTCCACACGCTCCGTTCCAAGGCTCAGTCCTTTCTTCCAGCTTCAACCCAAGCAAGTCCAGCCCGTCTACATAGGTCTCTTCCCACTCTCTACGCGCTGCCTTGTCGTTACTAAAATCATCAAGCAAATCCGCAGACAGGGCTGCAAGCTCTGACTCATCCATAAACTCAGCGAGGTTAGCATCAAAGCTAGGCGCTTCGATTTCTGTAGTTTCTATGGAAAATACCTCCTCACCGTCTTCAGGCCCAAGAATAATCTCTACAGGCTCTTCTTCGCTCTCACTCAGCAGTGGGCTTTGAGCACGGAGGTTCTCTTCTATGTAACCCTGTAGGGGGCTTTGCTGGGGAGCGCGTTCTATGGACATGTGGGGTTCCTGTGTTCGTGGGAGGCTTTTGTGGGTGCTACCGTAGGGTATCTAGCAACTTCTCAATGTAATGCAGTGCCTTCTCGTAATCCTGTCGCGCTGGATTATCAGTCTTAGCTCCTGCTCGCATGAGGTATTTTATAGCATTTCCCCTGTAAAATCCGATAGCTTCGGCATGAGGCAGCGTATCTATCACATCCCACGGCTGAATGGATTTGGTTTTGTAGTGGTCGCCGCCTACCTGCCGAGCGAGGTCTTTTTGTTCTTGAATTTTTTGCTTTGGTGGTACTTGCGGTGGGCCGTACAGCTTTTCTAGGTCGCGTAGGTTCTTCGCGGTGGTATCACGTATCACCTGTGCGTGCAACTCATCTGGGGACTTCGCTTCATCTCTTTCTTTGAAGATCGCTTCAAACTCTTCTAGTGTCATTCGTTGTTTCCTCATCGTTTGTTTTCTTGTGTGTTTTTGCTTTAGTAGTAGGCTGCTCGTCTACTTTTGTACATCCATTCGTCTTCGTAATCATTCTTATCATGCTGCGTTCCAACGAATCCGCCAGCACGAAACCTAGACAGAGCAAGAGAAACGCAATCCACAAAGTCATCGTAACGACCGGACGGGAAGGATGCGACTTCATCTATCAGCTCGTCTGCCCAGCGCTTGTTCGGTGCCCATACTTTACCTGATGCAAAAATATCTGAGATTGCGTTAAGTCTTGTTATCTTGTCATTACCCCTAGAGGGTGTGTACTCCTGCACTGGTATGCCCGTTCTACGCAGCTCGGCTATCAGCGGAGCACCGCTGGCCTTTTTCTCAATAATGACGCTATCTGGCTCCCATTCCTTGTACAGCTCCAGCGTGCGGGCCTTCAATTCAGGAAACTCCAGCTTTTCTCGCCACGCATTAAGCAGAATCAGGTTAGGCTGGTCGCCATCTTCAGGGTTATCCCACACGCCAAAAAACACCGCAGCACTGTAGTCAGCACTCTTTTTAGCTTCAAACGCGGTGTCCATAGCCATAATAATGTAACTAACACTGGGCGGGTCTTCTCTATCCCACATTTGCCAGTCTGCTCGCTTTATTATAGCGTTTTCGTCACTTGTTGGGTCTTGTTGGTACTGCGCCTGCCATTTACCTGTCGGGAGTTCTGCACGGATGGCCTCCAGCATCTCTTTTGACCAATACTCAGGCCATAGTGGATTGCCAGACGGCAGGATGGCGGGAAACTCAAACACCTCCCACTGATCTGCACCCTCTCGCTGGCTAGCTGTTTCAAGAATCTGCCCTGTAAGATCGCGGAGACTCCATCGAGTCTGAACAACGATTATCGCCCCGCCCGGTTGGAGTCGCTGCCGTGGGCCTGTAGTGAACCACTCATATACCTTATCATATATTCCGGGGTTAAATTGCGCTTGGAGTGCTTCATTTTCTGTATGTGGGTCGTCAATAACCACAACGTCAGCACCGCGACCAGCAAGAGCAGCCCCAACGCCTGTAGCATAGTAGTCGCCACCGTAGTTGGTATTCCATCGTCCTGCCGCTTTTGAGTCTGATCTGAGTTCGACATCGGGGAAAATCTCTCTGTATTCCTCTGTTTCCAGCAGGTTTCGCACCTTTCTACCAAAGCCTTCTGCCAGCTCAGCCGTGTTGCTGATCTGCATTATCTTCTTCTTTGGATACTTGCCCAAGAACCATGCAGGGAACAGAAACGACGCAAACTCTGATTTTGTATGTCGTGGCGCTAGGTTGATAATGATTCGGCGCTTTTCTCCCTTAGCTACTGCCTCGAACAACTTAGCGATTCTACGGTGATGAGCACCGGATATGAAGTCAGGCCACTGAGATCGCACGAAAGACAGAAAATCCTCCTGTGCATCCTCTCTCTTTTTCCTTCTAGTAAGCTCACCTACGAGCTTTTCTATCTTAATCCTATCCGCTGGGCTGGCACGTAGCAGCGCCTTTTGAAGCACCTCTGGGGTTATCTCCCCGGTGGCTTTGCTATTCTCCTCGGCTGCTTCGCCATTCTCCGCATCACTCATCTTCCCACTCTCCTTCTATCACCTTCTCCTCAGCCTTGTTTGTTAGCTTCTGGATAGTCTGTAATAGCTCGGCTTCTATTTCGAGTGTTGTGCGGTTGTTGATGTTTATTTCCTGCACATCGCTATGCAGTCCAACCATTGAGGTCTTTGCTAGTGCATCTAGGGCGGGCTTTGATACTTTTGGGTCTATGTCGTTTGCCTGCTCGAAGTATTTCTTCATCACAAAGTTCTGCCACTGCTCCTTTGTGACAGGCATTGCGCCTTCGTATCTTTGCAGGGCATTTTGAAGAGACTTCAGTGCAGGGGCACTGGGAGCGGAATGAATTATTACTTCCTGCTTTTCTGGTGACGCCTTTATCTCCTCTATAGCCGTCTTTATCCATGCACTCTCCGCCCTTTTAAGCGGGCGAGTCTCGTCCTCAAGGAACAATGCAGGGTCAGGCATCCCCTCTACAGGGACAATAATAGGAAAATCGTACAGAGTATCGGCTAGGTCATCCATAGCATAAGCAGGTATAAAACCAGAAATCGGAGAGTAGCGCGGGTAAAGTCCAATGTCAATAGGGTTGTAAATTTTTTATATGAAAAATTTTTTGGGGCTGTTTTTTAAGCAGTGGGGGGTGTTTTTGTAGAAAAAGGGTGTAGCACTACTTCCGCTTTTTTACGCGCAGCGGCAGCTTCTTCTAGCGTTGCATACCCTCCTAAAAAATAATGTTTTTTGTATGCAGTGATAGTAGCGTAGTAGCGCCGCCGTTCTGCATCGTACCTGACCCCAATGACACCTAGCTTGTTTTTCCTGCTGGGCCTTTTGTTTTGGCATTGATCCATTTGGTTGTTTGGCGCTAGGCGTAAGTTTCTTAAGGAGTTGTTGTCTGGATTTTGGTCTATATGGTCTATTTGACACTCAGGCACTATTCCGTACACATACAACCATATTAGTACATGCGCGGCGTAGCGCTCTTTGTCTATGCCTATCACCCGCCCCGTAAGATTCCCTTTCGCATAGTACAGTGTTCCTGCTCGGCTCCCTACACGCTGGGTGTTTCCTTTTACTTTTCTGGTTAAATATCCGGTCTCTGTGTCGTAATCAAACATGTCATGTAACTGTTGCTGGGAAATTTTTTTGTATTTGCTGGCTCGCATGGTGCTACCTCCGTAGATGAGAGGGTGTATTAAAACACATCTTAACCAAACATGCAATAATTTTGGTCTGTAACTGTCAAGAATATAGTCTATATTTACGTACGGAGTCCCATCGCTGCGCGGGGGGTGCGGGGTGGGGTGGGGTCAAAATCAAGCAAGCTAGTTCCCTACCCTGGACAAAAAACGGACAACAACAACGAATACCCTGGACAAAAAGCGGACAACGATAGCCTATATTCTGTAAGTCCTTGATTTTGTTAGCGTTTTGTGTTATAATATACCTTATATATACCGTGCCATTACAGGGCCGAAACTTATACGCGTATAAGTTTCCCTTGTTTTTTCGTGTTTAATTTTTGTTGTACAGATTGACAGACTCTGTATAATAGACGGCAAGCGGCAGCCCTGCCGTGGTAAATCAATCACTTATGAGAGAATGACATGAGCAAGCAAGCAAACAAAGCAAATGACAATGTGGATACTTTTGCCGTTGATTCGATAAACCTAGTCAAGCACACATTAGGCTATGTGCATTACGCCAAAAGGATAGGCGAACTTAATGACGAACTTCAGACAACTGCTAAATTGCAAAAGGAAACAAGAGCCGCTCTTGTTTCCCTGCTAGAGAAGTATGGCGCTAAGCCATGGGACAGCATCAAGAAGCAACTACGGGTTGCCGTGGTTGCGAGTAACTACAGCAACCCCGACGCGCTCATGACTACTCTTAAATTTGCCTTTCAAGAGCGAATAATCCCAACGGACTTAAACCCGCATAGGCTAAAAACGGCAAAAGCGTGGATAGGCTGGGACGGCAAAACGATCAATAGGGCTGTTAGCAAGGCATCAGCTCCGGCATCAGCGGATAAAGCTCCGGCATCAGCGGATAAAGCTCCGGCATCAGCGGATAAAGCTCCAGCTCCAGCTCCAGCTCCAGCTCCAGCTCCAGCTCCAGCTCCAGCTCCAGCTCCAGCTCCAGCTCCAGCTCCAGCTCCAGCTCCAGCTCCAGCTCCAGCGGGTAAAGTCCCACCAAAACAAGTGCAAGATGCGGACGCAACACTATCCAAAATAGTAAGCAAAACAGACGACACGGACGCGCTATCAGAGCTGGAGCATTGGTACACGATACTATTGCAATTTCAACGGCACCCCTTGACAGTCGAGTACATTAAAAACACTGCGGGAATCCTAGGCATAAAGTACGTGGACTTAAAAAATGCTTTGATACAAAGCGAACAGGAAACCCGCAAAGCGGGCGACGCGCTCAAGGCTAAGTCTAGCAAGTAGCACGCACTCACCAACATAGCCGCGCGTATGCGCGGCTTTTTTGGCCTCAACTTTTTGTTGAGAATGATTCTCATTCTCACTTCGATTAGCGTTCGCGCATGCGCGAGGCTGAAAACTTATACGGTATAAGTTTTCAAGCCAGTTCCACCAAGCCAGTTCCTTATTACTAGGACTGAGGCCTTTGGGCGTTTTCGTGTTGCGTGGCAGGGATGCAAAACTTATACGGTATAAGTTTTTGGGGGTGCGTTTGAGGCAGGGGTGAGGTGGGCGCGAACCCCGCGAAAAAAGAAAAAAGTAGAAGATATAATAATGTATTCTATTAAAGAAGAAAGAGAGGGCGTCGTAGAGATTTTCCCAGCCGCCCGTTTTCCTACGACCCCTCTTATAGGGTCTCTCTCTTTTCTCTTTAATAGAATAGGTTATTATATCGCGCATTTCCTTAATCGCCGTCGAAAAACTCCTTCCAAATCAACGCCTTAATTTTATCCACAGGTTAAACTTTCACACTGAAAAACAACCAAAATTAAGAGCCATAAACATCACTATTTTTTCCCTAATCCAATCAATCCCCCAATCCAATATAAATACAAAAAGCCTATTGACTTAATCCGCTTACGCCCCCATCATATCCGAGTAAGAGCGGTAACTTTCAACCCCCCTAAATTTGACAAGTTATTTCAAATACAAGAACGATTCGTTACATCTAATTATAGGATTCACCATGACATCACAATTCTCCCCCTCCCCCGAAAGTGCCCAAGACCGTGAAAAAATGCTGGAAAAGACGGTGGCAATGATGATGGATGAGATAAAAAAACTGACGCACCAGATAGAAAACCTACAGCAAAACGCCCAACAAAGCACCAACCACCAGCCCATAAAAATCACCACCGCCACCGACACAAACAACCAAAGAAGCCCAAGGAAAAGCCCTCGTGCTAAGACACGGGAGTTCATGCCAGAAGGACTCTACCTACCCGAACTAGACTACCTTGTATACATCACGCGCCAGCGTGGAGAATTTCTAAGCACAAGGTACGCATCAGAAAACACGTTGAACATGCGTAATGCAGGCATAGCAGCTAGGAAAGGCATAGTGTCGTACTATGGAGTAGAAGCGCATGGGGGTGCTGTGAATTACGTCGAAACGGTGCGCCACTCCATTATTATCCCTAGTGCTGCCTTGATTGAGGATGTTAAGAACAAATACTGCATCGACCACAAGCAGGATTTCAGGGCAGAGGGTGCTTCTACCATGTATCTACCTTCTATAATGAATAGGAACAAGGGCAACAGCGCGACAGAACGCGCTGAAAAGGCTGCTAAAAGTGCCTACACATTTAATTGGCTGGTAGGCGGAGGGACTGGCTTGGGAGGCGCTGGCCTATTAGGTGGCGGTAGCATAGATGCGGGCTTGTTAGGTGGTGTGAGTACGGCTTCATTCTTACAGGTTATAAACAACACACGCGAGCATTGGCTCAAGTACCAGACCCCATACGCTAAGAGCCTGCGGATAATAGACGAAGCCGACATGATGACCCTGCTCGATGCACTGGAAGCATGGGGCAGAGGCGAGGAAAATGAGTGGGGGCAGGAAAACGCAAAACCCAGTAGCAACGCAAAACCCAGTAGCAACGCAAAACCCAGTAGCAACACAAAACCCAGTAGCAACACAAAACCCATAGGCCAGCCGACAGGATGGCAGGTAGTGATAGACAGTGCTGGAAACAAGGTGGACGAGTTAAAAGCAGACGGAAGCCACGTGCTACCCGATGCAGACCCAGTAAACTACTGGGAGAAAACCAACTTCATCCCACTCAGCCCACTAAAGGTAAGACCCCTATGGTAAAAACGCAGAAAAAGCCAACAAAAACAAAGACTTGACAAAGAAGTAGAATAGGCGTACAATATCCCCACTGTTTGAGAAAACAGTGGGACGGAGGCTGAGGGCAGAGAGTTTTAGGTGCTGCTGGATGATGATGAATGACCTAAAATTAAATGCTTGACAGCAACCAGATATTAGAGTATAATATCCCCACTGTTTGAGAAAACGGTGCGATGAATGAGCGGTGCTTGTATAGGTTTACACGTTGCGCATTTCATTCACATATAGGACGGCTGGCCTTACCAGCTAGACACAACACATCATCACAACAAACCCAACGAAAACTTATACGGTATAAGTTTTCAAACATAGGAGAGCGCAATGAAAATAAAAGTAGAAGTGACTGATACATTCGGAGGAGACGCAAACTATGCGTGGGTGCGTCGGTACGAGGCCGAGACCAAGACAAACACCCGACTGGCAAAAATCCGCGCTGCCAAGGCAGTGGCGGGGTGGGCAGGTATACCCTGTGATGTGCAGTATGGGCATGACACCATAGTGCTGCACCCCAAAAACGGCGACTGCGTAGTGATGTTCATAGAGGAGGAGTAGCAATGGAAATAAAAAACAGCAAAGATTTGAAGAACGCCCTCCGCTCTGGCCCCTATGCGTGGCCGGGCGGGTATCCAGTGTATTTCATCGCCAGCGATGGCGAAGCCTTATCATTTAAGGCAGTCAAGGAGAATTACAAGGAAGTATTGCGAGCTGTCAGGGAACAGAGCGATTACGGATGGCGCGTCATTTATATGGACGTGAATTGGGGCGAGTACGACTGGTACTGCGCCCACAGCGGGGAGCGCATCGAAAGCGCATATGGCGAGTAACAACACGAAAACTTATACGGTATAAGTTTTACAGGAGGAACAACGATGAGATACGAGAGTATGAAAACATATCGACTGAGTGGCGCTGCCCTTGACTGGGCAGTGGCAAAGTGTGAAGGCTTGATGCTTGGTAAGATCGCCATAGATGGCGTAAAACAAGGGTTTTTTAGCCCCTCGACCAAATGGGAGCAAGGTGGGCCGATCATTGAGCGGGAGGGCATAGAGGTGCTGTGTAACCTGACCCTTGCACAAGCAAAAGCATTCAAGGAAGCAAACCCTGACTGGTTTGCCTGCCGTAAACAAAAACGGTCTGACCACTTTCACGGCACGACCCCCCTTATCGCAGCTATGCGCTGCTATGTGGCTAGTAAATTAGGCGATGAGGTAGATGTACCGGAGGAATTGAGATGAGAGAGCCAATCGAATACACAATAGGCGAACACTTCCTGCCCGCCATTATCAATGGCGACTACTCAGGGCTGGAGGATGAGGAAGAAGGTATGCTCAATGCCTTCTTAGCTACGGCAGGTACAGGCACATGGGACTGTGGCGATGAAGTGGGCTTCGCATTGTGTGAAGTCACGGGTTTGTGGGGGAATTGCGTCGAGGCAAAATTCTACGAGGACGAGGAGAGAAAGCAATGAATATATTTGTATTAGACGAGGAGCCGCGCCTTGCGGCTCAGGCACATTGCGATAAGCATGTGCCGAAGATGATATTAGAGAGCGCGCAGATGTTATCCACAGCCCTTAACGGCCCATACAAGCCCACCCATAAAAACCACCCATGCACTAGGTGGGTGGCACAGTCACAAGATAATGCTACGTGGCTATGGGAGTTAATGGTGTGGCTAAATGAGGAGTACAAGAAGAGGTGGGGTAAGCACGACAATCACTTAGCCCTTGCCAAGTGCGTACATTTAGGAAGGACTGGCTTTATCTCAACCCTGCCCAATGCAGGGCTAACGCCATTCGCTCTGGCTATGCCAGATGCGTGTAAGACGGATGATGCGGTAGAATCATACCGCACATACTACAGAACCAAGAGCTTCGCCTCTTGGGATCGCGCCACAGCACCCGCTTGGTGGTAAGAGTAACAAAATAACAAGGCGAAAACTTATACGGTATAAGTTTTCGCAGGAGAGAGCAGCATGAAGTACGAACAACTGAGCAACGAAGCAAAAGAGAAAGCCCGCGACCGCTTCGCTGACATCAACGTCGATCACGATTGGTGGGAGCACGTATACAAATACGTTGCAGACGTGGCGTTTGGATTGGGGATATATGGCTTCGAGATCAAGGGATTCGGCCTAGTTTATGGAGCGTATGTCCAGTATGAGGCGCGGTTTAATTCTAAAAATATGAGGCTCGATGACTTCACCGATGTGCAGAGAGAGGACTTAAAACATATCATCGACCCTCTGGTTGAGCAATCTGCACTATGCGCTATCCATACGCAGGGTAGCTACCTATGGGCGTCGATTACACCATCACACCGCACTTCATTGAACGTAGATTGGGAAGTGTGTGACGCAGACGACGATGAAGAAATAGAGGACTTGCTAAATGGTGAGGTAATCGAGCAAGCATTCAATGGCTTTGCCGATTGGATACAGGACACACTGCAAAAGGAATACGACTGGCTGACGAGCGATGAGGCTATTGAAGAATCCATACTCGCAAACGAGTGCGAGTTCGACGAGGAGGGTGAGCTGTTATGAAAATTAGTATGAAAGCACAAATAGGAATAAACGAACAGCAGGTAGAGTTGGAGTGCGCCTACTGTAAGGATGAGGGTGAGTGGTACGTGCATCGAGTTGTTTATAAGTTCGTGGATATAAGAGGGTGCCTCACTCAAGAACAGCTAGACGACTTGGTATCCCTGTGGGTACTGAACATGCACTGCGAGGACTACGCCGATGGCCGGTAAGATTGAGGTTAAGCATGAGCTGTGGGATGTAGGGCATGCGTGGTCACATTTTGTGACGATCACCATGACCAATGACAGGGGGACGACGTACCAAACACATGTATTTAAGGAGTCCAAGTGCCGTCTACTAGGCCCAGGCCGTGTGACGAACGCAGCAACCGGAGTGTCCATTAGGACATGCAGCGCACCCAAGTGGGTGCAGAGAACAATCACTGAGCAGCTACCAATAATAGCGATCATGCTTTCGTGAGGTGAGTATGAAATACGAAGTGACTAATCTGACACATGACTTAATTGAGGACGAGCGGTTTACCCGAGTGTTGACAAGGTTCAAAATCAAGGGTACTAAATACTGGTACTATACCTACAATGCGGGAGAGCCACCACAGAGCGTAGCCTATGGTGGGCCAAACAACCTGAGAGAGACGCAGTGTGTGTACTACGCACAACTGCCACGGCACGTAAGAGATTTTATAGACCAGCAAGCGCCGGTCATCGCAATAATTTTTAGTTAACAAAAGAGGGTAAGCCATGAGTGCCTCACTTGCGTAATAACCGTGGCTGCTACATATAGTGTCGAATTGCAGTTATCGTAATTCTGCACCTCTCTCCCACTAGGATGTAGTCCTACGCCGCTGATGGTTAACGCGGTCTAAATTTGACTTTTGTATTATAGTTGTGCTATAATATATCTACGTTGAAGAAACGTAGAAAGAGGTGGCGGGCCTTACCCGCTGATGTAAAGCAGCAAAAACTTATACGGTATAAGTTTTCAACAATGAGGATATAACGATGAGCATGAACAACGTAAACAACAACGACGTAACGATTGCATCTAGCGCAGTGCTGGTAGACCTGACCATCAGAGGATGGACTGCTAAAAAGCAGGACAAGGAAGTGTCCGATGAGGTAGGGCAGAACAAGGGCGCGACTAACAGAGCAGGTGTGTATCAGAAGAACCTGCTTGCAGGGTCAGGGCAACTGGATGACATAACAAAGTACGCTGCCATCATCAGGCAATGGCACAACTGGAACACTCTGCCTTGGTCGGACTCAGGGACGCGGCTATTACCAGCCGCACGCTTACAAGAATACATGGCGCAGTACGGGGCGCACGAAGCGGAATACAATCGCAGGGTGCAAGCGTTCGTGAATGAGTACACCTTGTTAGTACAAGCAGCGCAGTTCTCCCTTGGTGCTATGTTCAAGGCTGACGACTACCCTGACCCGTCAGAGATACCTGCTAAGTTCGAGATGCGTAGCGCGGTGTACCCACTGCCGGAGACAGGGGACTTCCGTGTAGATATAGGCAATCAAGGATTGAGTGAATTGCGTGAGCAGTTTGCCAGACAGCAGGATGCTAGGTTGAATGGGGCTATGACTGAGGTGCGTAGCAGAGTCAAGAGTTCGCTTGAGAAAATATCCAAGCAACTCAGGGTAGATGAGAATGGTAAGAAGGGGCGCATCCATGATGTGACTATTGAGAGTGCGCTTGAACTGTGTGATGCGCTGGATGGGTTCAACCTGACAAGGGACGTAGAGATAGAGGAGTTAAAGAGCAACATACGGATGGTGCTGACTGGGTATGAACCAGCAGAGTTACGCAAGGATGAAGTGGTGAGGAAGTATATGAAGGAGGAGGTGGACGCACTGTTAGATAAGTTCGCTTGGTAGTAAGCAGATAGAAACACAACACAACGAGAGAAACAGCAATGAAAATACAGAAAGAATACAACTACATATCTTTGGCTGGCGCGACTGATCTGATCGCAGCTATTGGCGACAAAGTTACAGTGCTAGTCACTGGCCCGATGGGATGCGGCAAGTCGTCTATTCTCAAGGAGCTGGCAGCTAGGTTCCCTGACCACCACCCTGTGTATGTAGAAGCGCAGCTAATGGACTTGGGTGACTTGCAGATGCCGAAGTTCAAGACCATCGACGGCACTGATGTTGTGTCGTTCGTACCTAACGAAGCGTTTGGTTGTCACCTGAAAAAGCCTGTCATCATAATGCTTGACGAGATAGGCAAGACTAGCAAAGCGGTGAAGAACGGCCTGTTGAGGGTCATGCTGGATAGAATGATAGGCACTTATGCTTTGCCAGAAGGGAGCATAGTGTTTGCTACCACTAACAGGTCTAGTGAGGGGCTGGGCGATGTGTTCCTACCCCATGAGCGCAACAGGATGTGTCAAGCAGCAATCACTAAGTCTTCGGCTATGGAGTGGGTAGAGAATTGGGCGCTCAAGAATAACATCCACCC